ACTTTAAATAAATGGAACTATAATGAAGAAGGAGAAAGAGAATATAATCCTCTTGAAGTTAGAGTACCAAGAATAGAATTTGTAAGCTGTTGGGATTTTTATCCAGACCCTGCAGCAACTAACATAGAAGAATGTGAATATGTAATACATAGACACAAAATGAATCGTAGTCAATTAAGGCAGTTAAGAAATATGCCTTTCTTTGATAAAGAAGCTATTAGAGAATGTTTAAGACTAGGAGCTAACTACGAAGAAAAAAGTTTTGAAGCTCAACTAAAAGATGATTCTACAGTTGATGAAGAATACTCTTCAAACTTTGAAGTCCTTGAATACTGGGGTATTATGGATGCAGAGTATGCTAGAGAAGTTGGTATTGATTTACCAAAGAGTGTAGATGATTTAGATGAGATACAAATTAATGCATGGATATGTGGTGGTAAATTATTACGAGCAGTAATAAATCCATTTACACCTTATCGTATTCCATACAATGCTTTTCCTTATGAAAGAAACCCCTATAACTTTTTTGGTATAGGTATTGCTGAGAATATGGATGATTCTCAACAGATTATGAATGGTCATGCTCGGATGGCTATTGATAATTTAGCATTAGCTGGTTCATTAGTATTTGATGTTGATGAATCGGCTCTTGTTGGTGGACAAAATATGGAAATATATCCGGGTAAAATATTTAGAAGACAAGCAGGAGTACCGGGTCAGTCTATATATGGCTTAAAGTTTCCTAACACTGCACCAGAAAACATGATGATGTTTGATAGGTTTAGACAGTTAGCAGATGAACAAACAGGTATTCCGAGTTATTCGCATGGACAAACTGGAGTACAAAGTATGACACGAACTGCTTCAGGTATGTCAATGTTATTGGGGGCTGCTAGTTTAAATATTAAAACAGTTATTAAAAATCTTGATGACTTTTTATTAAAACCACTTGGCGAAGCTTACTTTCAATGGAACATGCAGTTTTTTGAAGGTGATGTAGATGTGGTAGGTGATTTAGAAGTTAGAGCAACAGGCACTAATAGTTTAATGCAAAAAGAAGTTAGAAGTCAAAGACTAACAATGTTCTTACAAACTGCACAAAATCCAACTATTGCACCTTTTGTTAAAGTTTCTAAATTAATTAGTGAACTTGCCTATAGCTTAGACTTAGACCCTGATGAAATATTAAATGACCCAGAAGAAGCAGCTATGATGGCATCAATTATAGGAATGCAAAATGCTCAACAAAACACAGGCGAGGAAGCTCAACCCGGTAGTCAACAACCCACAGGTGTGGGAGGTGCTGGTGGAGTACCTCAAGGACCGCAAAGCGTTGGAGTTACAGGCACTGGCGGTGGCAACATCGGAATCGGAAATGTTCCGGTTGCAGGGGAAGATAGCTTCTCTGGTACACCTAGAGGCTCTGCCCCAACAGGTCAAGGAGGCTCTGAATAGAATAGAGGAATAAATATGGCTAAAAGAAAAATAACAGAACCTGCACTTTTAGAAAAAGGAGAGATAGATACTTTTCAAGATAAAATGGACCGCTTAATTGGGAAAAGTCCATTTGAAGAAAGAAACCAGTTAAGAAGTCAATTATTAGATGAAACTTTTTTAAAAGTTATAGGCAAAGAAAAAGAAAAAGAATTGCAAAATCGTTTAAATCAATTATTAAATCGTGATTTTTTTATGGCTGAAAATAAAGAATATTTAGCTAAAAGAAAAGATTATTTGGATAAAATTAAATTTGAAATGGAAAAAGATGCATTAGATAAACGTGGTGAAACTATTCAAATATTAAATGAAAGACAAAATAAACAAGATGGTGGCTTATTAGATATAGATAGTTCTCGTATGAGATATGTCGAGGGTGAATTAAGTAGTAAAGATGTAGATAAATTAATAGATGCTCAAATAAACTATGAAGTAAAACTTGCTAAAGAATATGGTGATGATTATTTTAACTCTGGCACAGGATTTTTAACTGGTCGTTTTTTTAGAGCTATTGGTGATAGTGGACAAGGCAGAAGAGTTTTTGATGATATTCGTAAAATTAATAATGATATGGGTGATATATATACAAATGAAGAATTAGAATCAAAAATTAATAAAGGATATAAAGCTGCTGGACTTTCTTATAGATTTAAATTACCTAAAAATCTTAGAACAACAAAAGCTACAGGTGGCTTACAAAATCCAGAAAAAGCTGATTTAGATAATGATGGTGAACTATCATCTTATGAAAAAGCTAGAGGTAAAGCTATTGAAGAAAACATGCGAGAAACAAAACAAGAAGGTGGAACAGCAATAGATAATCAAATGGCAGATATGATGCCAGAAGAAAAAACAGAAGAACAAAAAGCTATTGAAAACGCACAAGCTCCAGATGAAGAAATGGAAGAAAACTATGTAGACTTTTTAATAGATGAAGCATTAGATGATGAAGAAGAAAAAATGCTAATGGAAGAATTACAAGCAAATCCAAAACTTAGTATGTTGTTTGATAAAGTTATGGAAGTTGCAATGGAATTTTCAGGCTCAGGACCTGTTGAAGGTCCGGGGTCAGAAGTCTCCGACAGTATACCTGCAAGGTTATCTGACGGTGAATTTGTCTTTACTGCAAAAGCTGTAGAAGAAATCGGAGCTGATAATTTAATGGCAATGATGAAACAAGCTGAAGCTCAAGCAGACCAAAGACAAACAGCTCAAGATGGTGGACTAATGGAAGAAGAAGAAACTGTTATGCCGGTTCAACAAGAACCAGTAAGGCAGGATATTCGAGTTACTAAAGAAACAGTTGGTTCTCAAGCTAGTATGCAAGAAGAAGAAGACTTAATTGGTGACGAGCTTAAAAAACAAATGCTTTCCGGCAGACCACATGTTAGGAGCTAGGCGATAAAGCTACCCTGTTTACAGGCACTTTATCTTATTTAAACTGAAAGGCGACCTTTACAAGACAAGCCCTGCAAGTGCACACGCAGCTACCTTGTTAAACGAAGCCCTGAGTAGGAGTACAAAAATGACAGAAGAAGTCAAAAATGAGGAACAGCCAAATCCTTATAATTTAAAAAAATCTTGGCACGAAGGCGATGATAAACCTTTTCAATCAGCAGACCAGCTTTACTTTGAAGAGCCATCTGAAAAAAATAAATTATTTAAATCAGGTGATATCAATGAAGCAGAGCAGGTTGGTAATGTTGAAGTAGATAATCTGGAAGCTAAGGATAGTCCTTATAAAAAACCAGACTACAAAAAGCGTTACGATGATTTAAAAAAACATTATGATAGTAAACTTAATGAGTTTAAAATCAGAGAGCAAGAGCTTTTAAATGAAGCAGCTAGTAATAGACCAGCTTATCAAGCTCCTAAAACTGAAGAAGAACTTGAAGAGTTTAAAACAAAATATCCTGATGTTTTTGAGGTTGTAGAAACAGTAGCTCATATGCAAAGCGAATCTAAGGCAAAAGTTCTAGAAGAACGTCTTAGTCAACTCCAAGAACGTGAAGCTCAAATGTTAAAACAATCTGCAGAAGAAAGGTTAATGGAAAAACATCCTGACTTTGATGAAATCAGAAACAGTGATGACTTTCATTCATGGGCAAAAGAGCAACCCCAGTCTATACAAGATTGGATTTATAATAACTCTGATAACCCTGATTTAGCTAGTCGTGCATTAGATTTATTTAAAAAAGACTTAGGAATAGAAGCTGCTCCAAAAAAGACAACTTCTAAAAAGACTAAATCTGCTGCTGATATGGTATCTACTAAAACTACAACTGTAGAACCTAAACAGGAAAAGATATGGTCTGAAAGGGAGATTGCTGCAATGAGTATGGCTGAGTTTGATAAACACGAAGCTGAAATCAGCGAAGCTATGCAACAAGGCAGAATCACAAAATAAACTATAAATACACAGGAGTATTATCATGGCTCAATATTTTGAACCGTCAACTGATACTGAAGCAAACTTTGCGAACTCCGTAAGTGGACAAACTAATAGTTTCTTTTTACCTTCGATTTACTCTAAAAAGGTTTTAAACTTTTTCAGAAAAGCATCGGTGGTTGAAGCTATTACTAACACCGACTATGCCGGTGAAATATCTGCTTATGGAGACTCCGTAAAGATTATCAAAGAACCTGTAATCTCTGTATCGGATTACACTAGGGGTTCTGATACTACTGCTACTAAATTAACTGACCAAGAGTTAACTTTAGTTGTAGATAGTGCAAAGGCTTTCAAATTCATCGTAGATGATATTGAAACTAATATGTCACACGTTAACTTCAAAGAAGTAGCAACTTCTTCTGCAGCTTATGCATTAAGAGATTCTTATGATGCTGCAGTAATTGCTAGTATGTTCTCTGGAGTTTCTACATCTTCACCTGACCACAAAATCGGTGATGATGCTGCTGCTGCTACTCAAACTATGGGTCAGCATCAAGGTGGTTCTAACTCTATCGACCTTACAGGTTCTGATGGTACTGGAACTGACCCACTTGACGTAATGGCATTTATGGCTAAATTGCTAGATGAGCAAAGTGTTCCTGAAGAAGGAAGATGGTTCGTTGCACCACCTTCGTTCTATAATGAACTTTCTCAATCTGGTTCTAAGTTATTGTCTGTAGACTTTAACGCAGGTCAAGGCTCTATAAGAAATGGTCTTGTATCTAGTGGTAAACTAAGAGGATTTGACATGTACAAATCTAATAATGTTGCTGCTACTAGTACATGTACTGGTAAGATTCTTGCTGGTCACATTTCTTCTACTGCAACTGCTCAAACTATCATCTCAACTGAGGTTTTAAGAGACCCTAGTTCTTTCGGTGATATTGTAAGAGGATTGCATGTATACGGAGCTAAGGTCCTTAGACCAGAAGCTTTAGTATCTGCTTTCTACACAGTAGACTAAATATAATTGGGGGAGTCTTCGGACTCCTCCTTTTTAAGGAGAACAACATGGAAAATAAAATTATGTATTACGAAACTATTCATCAAAAAGAAAAAAAATGTTCTGAGATGGTAGGGCACAACACAATGAAATTTGAATACGAAAAAAATAAAGGAGACAAATAATGTACGGAATGGACAAAAAGAAAAAAAAGAAAATGATGTACGGTGGTTCTGCTCGTAAAGAAATGAAACACGGTGGTCCTCACAATAAAATGGACAGAATTGGCATGGCTATGGGCGGTGCTATGGAAGTACAAAAACCTAACTAAACATGCAAGTAGAAGCACCAAAAGGTTATCACTGGATGAAGTCTGGAAAAAGTTACAAGCTTATGAAAGACCCTAAAGGTGGCTATAAACCTCACAAAGGAGCTAGTAAAAAAGCTAGTTTTAAAATACAAAAAGTTCATAAAAAATAATGGCAACTACATATTTAGACTTAACTAATGAGATACTTAGGGAACTAAATGAAGTTCCGCTAACTTCTACAAACTTTGCAAGTGCTGTAGGTTTTCAACAGTTTGTTAAAGATTCTATAAACAAAGCTATCTTTGACGTAGCAAATGAAGAACCACAGCTACCATTCTTTTCCGCAGGATTAAGTGGAGCAACAGACCCGTTTTACGGTAATACAACTGTTGCGACAGTAGCTGGACAAAGATGGTATACGTTAAAAGATGGTAGTTCTAGTTTAGCTACAGACTTTGCATCTATTGATTGGGATGATTTTTATATTACCACAATTAATGTTTCTGGAGAGTCAGCTCCTTTTGTTTCTAATGGGTTAAAACATATTAACCTTGAAGAGTGGCGAAGATTTTTAAGAGATTCAGAAAATGCAGATGATGCAAATACTCAAGCTTACGGTGAGCCTAAATATGTATTTAAATCCCCAGACAGTAGAAAGTTTGGGTTAAGTCCAATACCAGACAAAGTTTATAATATACATTTTTATGCTTTTAATAGACCAACAGCATTAAGTGCTTTTGGTGACGAAATAGTTTTTCCAGAACAATACAGTAATGTAATTACAGCTAGAGTTAGATACTACGTGTGGCAATTTAAAGAAAGTCCACAACAAGCTGCATTTGCATTAGAAGATTATAAAAAATCATTAAAACACATGAAGTCAAGTTTAATTAATCCTACCCCAAGAACTATGGTAGATGACAGACTTTATTATTAATTTATGTCTCGTTCACAACCATATACAGTAGCATGTGCAGGAGGTCTAGTTACTTCATCAAATGCTATTGACTTACTTAAAACTCCCGGTGTAGCAACTGAGTTAAAAAACTTTGAAGTTTCTACCAAAGGTGGTTACAGACGTATTAATGGTTTTACAAAGTTTGGCGGTGCTAGTGCAGTGCAACCTTCTGGAAGTTCTGATACTATCTTAGGAGTATTTCCTTATGCTGATGGTGTTATTGTTTGTGTAAGTGATGATATTTATTTTACCAATAATGGCACAAGCTATTTACAAATAAATAAATTATCTGCAGGCGGTGGTGATAACCATACAACTTTTACAGGTAAATCAGCAACTGCAAGAACTGGGCAAGGTCAATGTCAGTTTGTACTTTTTGAAGGTGCAACATTTGATTATGGTGAAGTAATTATAGCTGACGGTGCTAATAAGCCTTGGGCTTTTAGAATGGAAGGCACAGGAGCTTTAAATACTAGAACATTTTTTACTGAAGAAATTACTGTTGATGGAACTAACGGTGTTAAATATATAACAATCCATGACCATCATTTAATTGCTGCTGGAGTAGAAAATAATTTAAATACAGTTTATTACAGTGTTTATAATGACCCTAATAACTTTTCAGGTTCTGGTGCAGGTTCAGTAACTATATCTGACCAAGTACAAGGTATTAAAGGATTTAGAACAGACTTAATAGTTTTTGCTGAAAACAGCATACATAAGTTAATAAATATAAATGACAGTTCTAATATTCGTATTGACCCTATTACAGAAAACGTAGGTTGTTTAAATGGTTATAGTATTCAAGAGATTGGTGGTGATTTAATATTTTTAGCACCAGACGGATTAAGAACAGTAGCTGGTACAGCAAGAATTGGGGATGTGGAGTTAGGAACTGTTAGTAGTAATATACAAAACATTGTTAGTGATTTAGCAGAAAGTATAAATCTTTACACAATAAATAGTGTAGTACTAAGAGAAAAATCACAGTACCGATTATTTTATACAAATACTGGAGCTGCTGACAGTACGCAAAGAGGAATTATTGGCACACTAAGACCTAATGGTTTTCAGTGGTCAGAAACTAGAGGATTAGAAGTTACAGCTATTGGTTCTGGTTTTGATAATAATGGTGTTGAACAATACTATCACGGTGATACTAATGGGAATGTTTATCAGCACGATGTTGGTGATGACTTTGATGGCACTAAAATCTTAGCAAGATACACCACACCAGATTATGATTATGGTGATTTAGGAACTTTAAAAACTTTACACTATCTTAGAGTTTCTATGGCAACAGAAGGTATTGTAGAACCTGATGTACAAATTAAATTTGATTACAACAGTTCAGATGTACCACAACCAACAGATTTATTTGACTTAGGAGTTGTAAATCCACCTTCTGTATTTGGCGATGCAGTATTTAATACCAATAAATTTGCTGGACAAAATAATCCAATGATAAGAGTACCGTTACAAGGTAGTGGTACAAGTAATAATTTTACAGTAATTAGTAATGATACAAAACCAAGCTACACAGTTAACGGACTTTATGTAGACTTTATACCTTCGGGTAGGAGATAATTATGGCACAAACATACACAAGACAAAGTACTTTTGCAGATGGCGATACTATAACTGCAGCTTTGTTTAATGATGAATATAATCAGTTAGTCAATGCTTTCGCTTACTCTTCAAGTAGTGCAAGTTCTACTGGACACCGACATGATGGTACTGCAGGTCAAGGTGGTAATATTCATACTATTGGTGATTTAGATTTTTTAAACAAAATAGTTGTAGACAGTACAAACAATAGATGGGGATTTTATGTAGAAGTATCTTCTGCTGCTGTAGAACAAATTAGATTACAAGATGGTGCTTTACTTCCAGTCACTGATAGCGATGTTGATTTAGGAACAAGTTCGTTATATTTTAAAGATGCTTATATAGATTCAATTACAACTACTGGTAATGTTGCAGTAGGTGGTAATTTAACAGTTACAGGTACTACAACTTTTAATGGTGGTACTATTACTATGGGTGATGCTGCTACTGATAATGTAGTCTTTGGAGCTGATGTAGACTCAAGTATTATTCCTGATGACGATGACACTTATGACTTAGGTAGCTCTTCACAACAATGGAGAAATATATTTATTGATGGTACTGCTGAAATTGATACTCTTGCTCTTGATGGTACTACAGTAACTTCAACTGCTGCTGAACTTAACATACTTGATGGAGTAACAAGTACTGCTGCAGAACTTAATATTTTAGATGGTGTTACTAGCACAACTGCAGAACTAAATATCTTAGACGGTGTTACAGCGACTGCTGCTGAACTTAATATTCTTGATGGAGTTACTTCAACCACAGCCGAACTAAACATTCTTGATGGTGTTACATCTACAGCAGCCGAACTAAATATTCTTGATGGAGTTACTTCA